GTTTGCTCATCGCCATTAAGAAGCAATTCGGCAGATTCGAGACGTCCGCCATAATCTCTTACCTGCGCTACTAATCCTCCAGTACCGTCAGGTCCATTAAGAGTGAGCTTCACATTATTTACGCTATTATCAAGGTTCTGAGTCTGCGCAATTAGTCCGGAAGTACCGTCTTCACCGTTAAGAATCAAGCCGACATTATTAAGAGTATTGCCTTGCTCACTAATGGTCCTGCTAGTAGCCGTCCAACTAAAGAAACCGCTATCAGAATCCAAAGCTTCGGTTACTTTATTAGTTTGACGGCCCATACTGCCGACAATTTCTGAAATGGCATTAAATTTAGCTATACCTTCTTCGGTGTTGATAAAGCCGTCCATGGTTCTAGTGACCTGAGACCATTCGTTAGCGAATCGGTTACGGATCTCAGTCCTAGCCATATCATTAGGCTCGGTATATGCTTCGCTTTCCCACTTAAGTTGCCTAAACATTAAGTTAATAGCGTTAGCATTAATTGTCATAGCATCGCTAACTTTGACACTCATCTCTTTAGCCTGAATATCAATAAGGTTCTTCTTAATGAACAAGTCTCGGCCATTGGTTAGCGAGTCGTTCTTAGCTTTCTTAGCTGTGGAAGATGTGTGGGATATGTTAGCTTCCGTCTTCTTAGTCAGTGTCTGTAATCCGTCGCCAAATGAAAATTTATCTTTACTAGGATCCTGGAAATCGTAGTCCACTTTAGTAAGCATGAGTCGTTCATTCTTATTAAAGTTTGGAGCAATTATCTGCACACGATCTCCTAAGAGAATCTGGTCCACATCGGAATCGATGAAGTGAAGATCCAAACCACCAATTTCAACAGTTCGGTTAAGTTTCTTTCTGAACTGAGCCATCGTATCATTAGCTAGTCGTAACAACTCCGCTGGATTAGCCACCGTACCATAGTCCTCATTGTGGTAAATATATCCATACTTATTTACGAAATCCTGAGACACTAGTAGGTATGGGCTATCGTTATTGACACTGGCTATAGTGACCGTGTGGTCTTTTTTCTCGTCTTCTTCTATCTCTTCCTCGGTATCCCTAGTGACCGCTTTCTCGGTTCCTATAGGGAAGAGGACTGTATAAAAATCATCAGCTGAGATTTCTTCAGTAAAGCTGATTACATTGGCACCGACTTTAATAGTCTGATTTGGGTTACGACCAAAGTCTTCTACCCAGTCTATGTATTGGACTCCGTTTTCATATCTAACACGCAAATATCCACCTTTAGGATTAAGCAGATACTGGTCGATCATCGAACGGGTCTCGGTATAGCTAGTTTGGTTTACTTCGATAATATCATTAGCTTTCAGAGCTGTGATCTCACCCACAGTAAACCTCTTGACCTCTTCAACCTGAGAGTTATGGTTAGCTATGATCGTACGGAAAAGCTGAGCACCAGATATAGCGGTCTCATCTTCTTCAGCATAAACCATCTTAGGCTGAATAGTGTCAAGCAAATACGCAAGACTGCCTTCGCACTGGACTTTCTTATTACCGTATAGATCGACAGAGCTAGAGAGAATTCTTCCTCTAAATATCTCGTGGTCATCTCTATAGGCCACTATTCCAGTTTGCAGTCTTGTAAATTCGTTATAGAAGGGATGGAAAGGCAGAATGGTAAAATCCAGTGTATCCACCTTTCCAATCTCTCCAGAATATGTGCACTCCATTAGAATGCAATCAGAGGAGAACTTCGATGGATCATGAATAACAGTTCCATTGTATTCAATTCTGTACATTAGAAGCTTCCTCCTATATAGTCGATTCCTATGACTCCAGATCCATTAAAAGTAATCTCATTATTGCCTTCGGTAAGTAAAATATCTTCAAAAGTATTCTCTCCCTCAACAAGATTGTAAGTCTTACCATTAAATATCATAGTCATGGCAGAGGTGGCAGAGAACTTAGCTGTAGTAGGCTCTCTTAAGCCAATCAGCGTAATGGTTGTCTCGCCATCAACTTGATAAGCGGAATAGTCTTGAATGATACCCGTATTAAAGTCGAACGGATCCCATTGCCAAGGTTCAGCAGTACTGTAAAGACTCTTCTTCCAAGGGTTGAGGACGTAACTGATCGTAATGATGGAATACCATTTGTCTGACTTCCACTTATTAACACTGAAGCGCCCCTTGTAATAGAACTCGGGGTCATCTTCTAATATCAATCTCATGGACCTGCCATGCAGGTAGTTAGAGATTATAGAGAACGTTGCGTCCCAGCTCATATAGTCATTCACGACTGCGAAATCAATAGTGCCGGTACGATTCTTATACTGAGGTCTACCAGTGAGCCATTCAGTCATGTCATAAGTGCCATCCATACCAGGGATCTCGACAAACTTAGTGTCGACTTGAGGCGGATTTATGACTGGGCGAGAAGTCGGGATTAAATGCCAGTCGTCCCAACTATTCTTCTCGCCAAAGGTAACTGAGTGAAACAAGCATTAACCCCTCCTTCCTTCTCTTATAGCCCTTAAACCTAATGACCGGTCAATGTCAGGAGTAATCTGGCCAACAAGAGCTCCGCCATTCATAACTACTTGCATTGTAGCCATAGCGTCACCAAGTTCACCGATCCTAATGTTGACCTGATTAATAGCATCAATAATGTTGTTGGAAGTTGATCCAGCAACGAGTTCAGTTTGAATATTACTGTTTCCAAATCCAGGTACTATTACATCTCTAGCATCCTTAAGAGCGCCGTTCATGTAAGTCATGCCCTCTCTAATGTTGGAAACATCCATAACAGGAGTAATCTGAGGCGAGAAACTAAGGTCGTTATTCATAGCTCCTTCAGCCGTATCGACTATTACAGAGCCAAGACCTTCGATGGCCTTACGAACAGGATTCTCACCTTCTTCGACGCCCTGTACAACACCTAACGCCAAATATAAACCATGCTTAGCAAACAATTTAGAAGGCGATGCTTCCTTAACTGAAAGCTGGAATGTAGCAGAAGCCACGTCACCTAAATGGATAACGGCCTCCCTAACTTTATCGATCACTTCATCATTAGAAATGCCTTCCGCAACACCTTCAGTAATGTTTTTGCCCGCATCAAAGAATTCTTCATCCCATGCAGCTATCTCACCGAGAGCAGCAGACATTAAGACACCGGTTGAAGACTCGGTCTCGTCAGTTCCATTTTGAAGTTCTGCAGTGAAGCCGATCATGAACTGCCTAGCGAAGTCACCAATCATTCCACCGAGATTGCCTTTGCCCTTAAGGTTGACTCCAGAGAAGAAGTCAGCAAGAATATTACCCATGTCTTCACCAGACTTGAAGGCATCGCTCTCACCTATAAGGCGAGCAATACGGAAGAAAGACTCCAGAATACGTGCCGCATTACCCGCATTGGCTACAGAGGTCTCAGTTACATCACTCGCAAAACCATTAAAGGCATCGCCAAGCTGAGTAATGTTGTTGGCCATGTTCGGGAATGTAGAGGTTTGGGTAGAAGTGACATTAAGGCCTTGGACAGTAGACAAGAAGCGGTCAATAACGTCGAAGTCGACTCCAGATAGTTTTTCACTAAAGTCGCTAATGTTATTCAGAGCATCGCTTAAGCTTCCGCCATTACCAGTTAGTTCTTCAGTAAGGGCCTCAGTAACCGATTTGCCTCTAAAGCCGTCCGCAAGACCACCGAAAAGCTTACCAATTGCGTTACCAATGTTATAGAGAACATCGCCAGCAGACTTGAGCTTCTCTTCCATGTCCCAACCCTTTTCAGCAAGGAAGTCATTAAGACCGCCAAGGGCTTCGAGAATACCAGTGACGCTGCCTACGATGACTCCAACATTAAGCATTGCTTTAGAAGTCTCACCAACGGACATGTTGCCTAAGAACTTAGTTATAACTGCCGTAAGGGTTTCGAGTACTGCAGCTTGGCCAACAGCTTTCCAGGAATTATCAAGCTGATCAAGAATCACAAGACCTTCAGCCATAGCTTTAAGACCTTGGGCGATAGTTACAAAACCGATACCACTTCCTCCGATTGCATTGGCTATAGCTCCACGTATAGTCAATTGTGGGGCAGAACGGTTCATATAATCTATAAATGCTTTAAGTCCAACCAACAATCCTGATCCAACAGTCATCGCTATTAAGGCATCGCCCATATTATCCTGATCCAATTGAACGAGAATAGCCAATCCCTCTGCCATCTGATAAATAGCTTGAGAGATTTCAAGGAATACCAAACCATCGAATGGGTTAGTGCTCTTAACCTTGAAGTTCGCAGTTGTGAATTCACTAGTCAAGACTTTGACGGCTGCTAAGATTCCACCCAATGCGCCTTCTTGAAGAACATTGTCCCAAATATCACCATAGTCTTGTTCTAGCTGGACAAGGGTTTTAAGTCCCTCTGCCATCTTGCCTATAGCACTAGCAATTGATACGAATGAAATGCTATCCCATAATTTAGACCCATGAGATACTTTCTTGACAGTCTTAGCCGATTCGCCAAACAGAGAACCGTTTTCTGATTCCTCTGTAGAGGAGAAAGATTCAGTAAATTTCTTAATTGCTGCAACGATGCCACCAAGTACTGCTTCTTGCCCTACTTGTTTCCAAATATCACCATAAGTCAAGTCGAGAGCCACTAAGGTTTTAAGACCATTAGCAAGCTTTTCGATGGCCGCAGCAATTGCTAAGAATGACACACCATCCCAAAGAGAAGAAAATCTCTTAGTGGCTGTTGTCATCTTTTTACCGACATCGGTTTGAGATACAGACGTTTGAAAATCTTGTGTGAATTTAACAATTAAGGCTAAGATGCCACCGCTACCAGCAGTTCCAAGGAGAGCCATACTCAACTGTTTAATATCAAGGTCCTTTAGCTTATTCATAGCATCAGCTACGAGCCAAATACCACCAGCTACAAACAGCAAGCTCTGAGCAATATTGTTGAACTTTTCTCGAATGGTCTCTTTTCCCTTCATTAGACCGCCAAGACCGTTATCAGCAATGTTCTTTAAAATATCTTTAGTGCTTTCAACGGTCTCTCCAATATTGCCGGCTATTTCAGAAGTATTCTTCCAGTTCTCAATAGTCTTTAAAATATCAAGAGCACCTTTAATAAGAGCCATTATTCCACCAGATCCAAGAGCCAGCTTAGCAGCTGCACCAATATCAATCTTTTTACCGATCTCCATTGCCACATCAGTCGCCATGCCGGCTATACGTTTGATGACTCCAAATATCCCTTCCAATAGCCCTTCATCAAAGCCGAGTTCCTCAGCAACAGAGTCTACGCCATTAAGGTTCTCAGCTAAGCCTTGCAGCATGCTAATGAAGCCATTAAGCGGATTATCTTCAAGAGCGTTTCCTTCTTCATCAAGGACTTTAAATACTTCTAATCTAGCAGCAATCTTACTACCGGTTCCTTCTATTCCAGAAGTATCGACACTAAAGAACTGGCCGATTTTATCAAAAGTGGAAGCTAAGAAGGCAGTGCCTTTACCGAAGAAGTCTCCTAACATGTTAGACAGGCTATGGTTATTAAGCCAGTCGGCAAGGTCCGTAATAGCCTTATGGAGATTCTCGAGAGCAGTTCTAGCAAGTCCTACGACGCCACTTTGCTTATCAACTTCAGCTGTAAAATCTTCAACCGCTTTGTTCGGTCCGTCATAAAGAGCTTCATGCATTTCATGGATACGTATTAACTGGTCGTCAAGACGTCCTATGTACGTATCTATGTTTTCTTCTTCTCCTTCAGGAACCTGCAGATACGGCAGCATCAAATTCTTGTTATTTTTGTCCCATTTCAGAGCATCTGCAAAAGATCCGTTTTCGCCAATACTAAGAATACTATCGACATAATCATCAAATGCTTTAGGACTGAGCACCTCGCCATTGGGAAGGATCGGGGTCATGCCAAAGACATAGGTTCCGTCTCCAAAAGTCCCAGTATGGGTAGAAGAGTATACGGTAGCAATACCTTCTCCAACATCATCCCATCCAGCTTCAGCAAGTTTCTTAGCGTCAATGGCCTTACGATGAGCCAAATCGACATTGCCATTCATCTTAGAGAGTTGCAGACGTATACTTTCGCTTAATTCATCATCAACATTCTCACCGAATACATTCTTACGAATCCAAAGAATGAAACTATTGAACTTAGTCTTAAGAGCATCAAGAATTCCAGTTGAGTCGATCCAGTCCCAAGCCACTTCACCCCAATGCTTAAGGGTGTCTATAGCCGTTCCAATCTTTTCGCTCCACTCATTAAGAATATCTGTGACAACACCGGACTCT